CTTCCATTACCGAAAGCTTTTTTGCAGTTAATTTTTCCGCTAAACTTTCTAAGTTCATACTTTGTCCTTTTGTTTTAAATAACCTTCAATTTGTTTTAAATAACATTCAATTTGTGAATATGCCGTTTCTAACTTAGCCACACGGTGAGACAAACTAACTATTAACTCGGCATTTTTCAACATCTGTTGCGCCATTGTTTCCACAAGCTTCATTATCATGAGTAGCGATATCTCGCCTTGTTCAAAGCTTTTCAATTGGTCTTCTATACTCATTTCTGTATTTCTCCATTTTGTAAACGTCTAGCCATTTCTAGCATCTTTGCGTACTTTAAGACCGCCTCCCAATCTTTATCATGAACCGATAAGATGCGTTTGCGATAGCCTAATTTTGCAGCACGATAGGCGCCTCGTGTGAATCGAGCGCGTACTTTATTACACTCAACGCATACGCCAGTGCTGGTATACCTCAAAGGGTCGTGCCCTCTCTTGCATTTCCGTAAGGCCGTATAAGTAGTTTCGCCTTTGTCATATGCCTTTCTTCTCTCACTCATATATACCTCTTGTTTTAGTAGAACAGGGGTAACATACCTCAATGAGTATCCGAAATCAAGCGTTTTATGACGTGAGCCGTCTGTACTGCCTTATTGTTCCGTCATCCCGCCAAGCCACGTCCGGCGCGGGTTTCAGGATTTATGACGTGAATGCCGTGAAAGACGTAACAACTCACTACCCCCCCCCAGTTCTTCTTACATATACATATGTATATACGGTAGTACTATATGCGTATTAATTATAGATTCTGGCACCAATATCTCTCTTTCTTACGTCATTAAGTCATAATAGTAGTAGATAGATAATAGAAACAAGGGGTTAAGAGGGTATGACTCAACTTATGACTTAACGTGACGCAACTTCGTTGCGTCATAAAGTATAAAATTAGTGCAACTCTGCCTGAAGTGTGATAATTTAAGTAAGTTAACTATAAAGGGATGTAAAACATGGAAATTATCAAGAAAACACTTGACAGTTTAAAAGGATATGAATACAACGCACGCACCCATAGCGAGGAACAAATCGCGGAAATAATGGACAGTATTGAAGCATACGGGTTTTTAGACCCTATTGAGGTCGATGCCGCCAATGTGGTCATTTCAGGCCACGCAAGGCTTGAAGCAGCGCGAAGGCTAGGACTTCTCGAGGTACCCACTATAACCCATAGCCATTTAGATAAAACGGCGCAGAAGGCTTATATCTTGGCCGCTAACAAACTCGCAACCAAAGCGGGATGGGACTACGAATTACTTAAGCATGAGTTTGAAGATATCCTCGGCGCTGATTTCGACCCGTTACTTACAGGCTTTACGCAAGATGAAATAGACGCAATCCTTAACCCCGAGATAACCCCCGTGTACGATAACAATGAAGATGACGCGGGTAATGTGAGCGAGGATGTTACAACACAGCGCGGGGATGTGTGGATATTAGGCGAACATAGGTTAATGTGTGGCGACTCCACGTTCGTTGAGGACTTGGACAAACTAACACTTTCGGTCAAAGCTGACCTAATATTTACCGACCCACCATACGGCATGAGTTACGGGGGTGGACGTGAGAAAATGGCTAGAACAGACGGCACCGTTAGAAACTTTGGCACCATCATGAACGATGACAAAGAGGGCGCTGATTTAATTGAAATGATACAAACGGCCCTTAGTAACGCTGCGTTATTTGCCAAAGAATCTGCCGCCGCTTACATTTGCTTTACGTGGCGTACATACTCCGAGTTTTATTCCGCTTTAGCACTTGCGGGCCTAACGGTTAATAGTTGCATCGTGTGGGATAAAAAGTCTATCGGCCTCGGCAATGCCAACTACCGCCCGCAACATGAGTTTATATTTTATTGCAAAGGTGACGTGTGGAACGGTGGCAAAGACCAATCGGACGTATGGGATTTAACCCGAGGTAATACTGGCGACTACGTACATCCCACGCAAAAACCCGTTGAGCTAATCGAAAAAGCAATATCCAATAGTTCCAAGCCATCACATTTAGTACTTGACGTGTTTGGTGGTTCAGGCAGCACTCTTATTGCTTGCGAGAAATTAAATCGCAAATGCCGTATCATGGAACTAGACGCCAAGTATTGCGATGTGATTATTAAGCGATGGCAAAAGTTTTCAGGAAAGAAAGCTGTTTTAGAATCAACAGGAGAGATATTCAATGGCTAAAGTAGGCCCCAAGCCACGCATAGTTCCCACCCCCGAGAATCTAAAAACTATCGAGGGACTTGCAGGACAAGGATTAACCCAGAAGCAAATAGCGCATTTCTTTTGCATTAAAAGCTCGGGGTGGTATGCTAGTGTAGCTAGGCATCCAGAAATTGCAGAAGCTGTCAAGCGCGGAAAAGCCAAAACAATGGCCTTCGTCACTCAAAAGTTAATGGAATTGGTGAAAAAGGGTAACTTAAAGGCTATAATGTTCTATCTTGAGAAACAAGGCGGCGGCAACTGGGCGAAGAAAAGTAGCTTAGAGATTAAGGAAGATGTCAAGCCCGCTGCGGGTCTAGAGTTAAAAATTCACACCAAAGACCCGGTCGAAGCAGCAAAAATTTATCAAAAAATCATGACAGGGAGTCACTGATATGTCAGAAACCGTACAAGCAAGCGATGGCGCAATGCTTCCTCTCGATTCACTAGAGCAGGAATTAGCTTATGCAGGAACGCTATTATCTACAATCACCGTAAATTACCCACCCGGAAGCATTAAGTTTTACAAGCAAACTTTTACTTATACCGGAACTAACTTAACCGACATATCAGGGTGGATCTTACAATGAGCTATATTATCGGTTCGGACTTTTACAAATGGCTTAAAATATTTGGCGTTCCAACTGGAGGCGGCCCGCCACCGGCCGGCGCTTTGCTTGCGGTTAATAACTTATCAGATGTACTGAACTCTACGACATCGATCGAAAACATTGGTCTAGGTCGTCCAGGCATTCAGATCGTTAATGATGCGGATTTTGCTGCCGGAGGTGGAACATTCACACTTACTAACCCGCCGCCAATATTTGTCGTCATGGACGCAACAAGTCCCGGTCGTATATTAAAATTACCGCCACAGAACCAACCGACATCTTTACAGGGTTCGCAAAATATACGCTTGATTACAAGCAATACCTCAGATCCCATAAACATACACAATGGGGCTGACACACTTGTATTTCAAGTAACGCCTAAAAGTGCATGGGAAGCGGTACCAAATGATCGCACAAGTGTCGCAGGCGCATGGGAATTTCTTGGCATTGTAATGACTATCAATGGCAATAAGACCGGAGATGTCGATCTAGCATCAGACCCACAGATTGTATATGTTGCTCCGTCAGGTAGTGACGTACCCGCAGAAAATGATGGGAGTATCTTATTCCCGTACCAAACGCTCAGTTACGCGCTGTCTCAAATATCGCCATCACCAACATCCTTTTTTCAAATAAGTATGGCACCTGCGATTTACACAGAAACCAATTTGGTACTTAAGCCAAACGTAGTTATTGACGGTAATCAAAGTCAATTGGAAGTAACCGGATCGGTAACACTTGACACATCTTGGTCAGGTGGTGGATTTCTATATTTTCAAGGATTTTCAGAATTGATATGGCCAGCAGTTGTAACGCTTGATTTTAATTCATTTACTCCATCAGCATCGTCATACTTCAAATTGTCTGACAATAGAATTGGATTAAACACCACCCTTGTTATTGTCGGTGATGCAGTCAATGGCACGATAACAGAAATACAAAGTAACTTTGGTTTCCTTGGTAACTTGGCTTATGATTTAACCAATTGTTTTACGATTATAACAAACGGAGCATGTGGGAATCTTACTATTAGACGAACCTCAGAGGCTGTAGCTAATAACTTAACTGTAAGCGGCATGACAGCTATTGGTAATTTCTTGATGACGTCATCTACGACAAGTGCAACCACACTTTTCCATGAAAACTCTAAAGTTATTGGAACAACTACTTATCAAGTAACAGGTGCTGGTATTCTAACTGCTCTAGCAAAAGGAAACACTTATTTCAGCGCTCCCGTTACAAATAACGGAACTGGTGGTGGATCGGTTGATTTTTCTTCTGATACATTAACCGCATTGCCTATACCTCTAAACGGAGCTACTTACTCGCCTACTTCTATTGGTGATGCAATGCTAGCTAATACCTATTTCACTCCAACCAATTATATCCCCATTGATGGCCCTCCTGGTGAATGGGATGCTTCTAGTATAGTAGGAAACCTTGCAGGCATAGACGCTGCAATAGGAGGCGCTACGGGAATTCCTCCTGCCTTCGCAGAAATGTATTTTCAAGGAAATACAACGGCCACCACTATCACAGCAGCCAATACACCCGTAAAAGTAAATGCTACTTATAGCCCTGGGTTGTTAAATGAATTTACGCATGTAAATGGAACTTTGACTTATACGGGCGCTACCTTAAGAAATGTTCAAGTAGTTGCAAATCCAACAGTTTATTATAGTGGTACTGCTCAAAATACATCATTTTATATTGCAAAAAATGGTGTGGTGATTTCTAAATCTAAGCAGTCAAATTTTATAGGTGTAGATACTGATCATAATAAACCTAGTCCTGTTACGGCCTTAGTTGATTTGGTTACAAGTGATACCTTAGAACTTTGGATAGAAAACAATGATAATGCAAATGATCCCATCGTAAGTAACCTTAATTTTAACTTGCACAGCATATCCGGTTTTGATTCAGGAATGATTACGTTGGCAGGTGAGAATTATCTTTCTCTAGTTGGGAATACGCTTACCGCTAATCCTGTTAACTTAGGTACTACTAATATAACTGGAACATTGCCATTAAACAAAGTTAATGAGATAGCAACCTCTATTGATACCATAACACTTCAAGGATCAAGCGGTACCGGTTCTATTGCTCTTATCGGATCTCAAGAGCAAAGAATAGGAAATCTAGTCAATTGCACCGTAAAAATAAGTTTTACCTCTTCTGCTAATAGCGTAATTATCAATATAGAAAAGACTTATGGTGGAAATTTTTCTGCTATAAAGCAAGCTTGTGGTTCTGGTGCATGCGCAAGAACTCCCACGCCGACACTTGGAGATGCTCAGGTACAATCCGTTGATGCAATAATAGGAACAAGCAGAATTCAACTATTTACGCGAGTAGGAACCTTAGTTCAAGACTATATATTAGAATGCAATTTCATGTATGAAGTAACCTAAAGGAGAATAAAATGGCTGCTCCAACAATCAAGACACCAAATATCGTCGATGCTGATAAGGCGGGTATTGTTTCAGATACTGGGACACTAGCATTCAATACAGAAACGGATAGTTTAGAATATATTAATAATGATTTATCTTATGTGAAGCTTAATCCGACATCAGCCAACATGGCTGATACGGTCGTAGCAAGAGATGGTACGGGAAATTTTAGCGTAAATACCATTACAGGGTCGCTCAATGGAAATGCTTCAACTTCTTCTTCAACCTTTGGAAATGCAGGGACAGCCACGGCTTTGCAGACAGCCAGAACGATAGGAGGAGTATCTTTTGACGGTAATTCAAATATTGTGCCTGAAACTATAAAATCGATTAACGAAGCCTCAGATACAACATGTTTTCCCCTGTTTATTTCTGCATCTGGATCTCAATCTTTGCAGCCTTTAAATAGTACAAATTACACTTACAATGCATTGACATCAAACCTAGGCATAAAATACCTTACCTTTTCGGGAGGATCGGACCCTTCAGGAACAGAAACTATTATTGATATAGGTTCCGATGGCTCATATCAAGATTCAAATTACATTAGAATAGGTGGTGGAGGACGAAATATTGGTGTGTTTAGTGGAGGAGCAACTTTTTTAACATTTAATGCAGATTATAACGGAAGCTCAACAGATTATGTATACAATGGAAGCGCTCCTGCTTTCGTTATTGAATTGGGAGTTACAAAGGGATTTTTACGTTATGCTCCATCCGGAATAGCGGGGAATCCAATTACTATTTTTAATGCTCTGACATGGAATACTTCAGGAAATGTTGATATAGAGAAGGGAGAATTGAGTGTTTCAACAGCAGGAAAAGGTTTTTCTGTAAAAGGTGGACCAAATGCTAGGATAGGAATAGGGGCTACTCTTGTCGGTGGATCAGTAACTGTTAATACTACAGCAGTTGCAACAGGGGATGTCATATTATTATCTTGCACTGCTGCCGGTGGAGTTCAAGGGTTTTTAAGGATATCTGCTATAGTCAATGCAGTTTCTTTTACTGTAACTTCTTCAAGCGCATTGGATACATCAACTTTTTCGTGGGTTATTGTGAGGCCAACATAATATGTCAGATCCAACATTGATTTATAGCGCATCGTATATTTATTTTACATGTGATAGGGATCCAACAGGAACTGGAACTAACGCTATCGTTAGTACTTACGAGCTTACGATGTAGGGAGTACTAGTGCCACTACCATTTGCATTCGATTTTAAAAAGCCAGATTACGTTCAGGTCTTCGATTGGAGACTTGAATGCCTCACTCGTTTACGCAAAGACCAAACTCTACTGTGGGGAATGCGTGAGTACTATCGAGAAAATCCAGCTCAATTTATTATTGATTGGGGTTGCACTTCTGACCCGCGTAATATTGAACGCGGGCTACCCGCAACCTTGCCCTTCTTTCTATTCCCTCGACAAGAAGAATGGGTTCACTGGACCATTGAAAGATGGCGTGCAGGAGATGGTGGTCTAAGCGATAAATCACGAGACATGGGTCTTAGCTGGTTATCAGTGGCTTTTGCATGCACTATGTGTTTATTTCATGAAGGTATGGCGATCGGTTTCGGTAGCCGCAAGGAAGAGTACGTTGATAAACGTGGCGACCCTAAATCTATTTTAGAGAAAGCACGCCGGTTTTTAATGACGTTACCCGTAGAATTTCGAGGCGATTGGGACGTAAGAAAACACGCGTTTCATATGCGCATTATGTTCCCTGATACAGATTCTCTTATTGCAGGTGAGGCGGGAGATGGGATAGGACGGGGCGATAGAAAGTCTATTTATTTTGTCGATGAATCGGCATTTTTATCTAGACCAGAATTAGTCGAAGCATCTTTATCTAATACTACGAATTGTCGTATCGATATATCCACACCGCACGGAACTAATAACCCATTTGCTAGGAAACGCTTTAATGGTAAAACTAAAGTCTTTAGCATTCATTGGCGCGATGATCCCCGTAAAGACGATGCATGGTATGAAAAAGAAAAAGAGAAAATAGATAACCCTGTCGTTATCGCACAAGAGATTGATTTAGATTACTCGGCATCTATGGAAGGGATACTGATTCCGAGCGCATGGGTTCAATCCGCCATTGATGCTCACATTAAACTTAATATTACGCCGTCAGGAAAACGAAGCGCTGCGTTTGACGTTGCAGATGAAGGGAAAGACAAAAATGCTTACTGTGGTCGATATGGGGTATTGGTGGAATATTTGGAATCGTGGTCGGGAAAAGGTGACGATATATACGCCAGTGTTGAAAAAGTTTTCACTTTATGCGATATTCTCAATTATCCTTTTGTGCTATATGACGCAGACGGTTTG